ACTATAGCAAACACATCAGAGTCACAGTTCAGAGTTGAGTTTGAATGTGAGTTTCTAGGTTCTGTTGATACTTTAATTAATTCTGCAAAGTTAAAATCATTAGTCTATGATGAACCAATCAAAAGTAATCGTGGATTAGATATCTATTTTGAACCAATCAAAAATCATGATTATGTGATTACAGTTGACGTGGCTCGTGGTGTGGGTATTGATTATTCTGCCTTTGTAATTACAGATATCACATCATTCCCACATAAGGTTATTGGTAAGTATAAGAATAATGAAATCAAACCAATGTTGTTTCCCAGTATCATTGTAGATATTGCAAAGGCATACAACAATGCTTTTATTTTATGTGAGGTAAATGATATTGGAGACCAAGTTGCAAGTATCATACAGTATGACTTAGAGTATGATAATCTTTTACTATGTTCAATGAGAGGTCGTGCTGGTCAGATTGTAGGGCAAGGATTCTCAGGTAAGAAAACACAACTTGGTGTAAAGATGTCTAAGACTGTAAAGAAAGTTGGATGTTCTAACTTAAAAACTTTGATTGAAGATGAGAAAGTAATATTCAATGATTATGATATCATATCTGAACTTACCACATTCATACAAAAACATAACTCATTTGAAGCGGAAGAGGGATGTAACGATGACTTGGCCATGTGTCTTGTAATATACGCATGGTTAGTTCAACAAGATTATTTCAAAGAACTTACAGATCAAGATGTAAGAAAAAGAATATATGAAGATCAAAGAGATCAGATCGAACAAGATATGTCACCATTTGGTTTTATAGTTGATGGAAGAGAGGATGAGAGTTTTGTGGATGGAGATGGGGATAGATGGTATGCTGATGAATATGGTGATCGTTCTTACATGTGGGATTACAGATGAATATTGAAGACCAGTTTGGACTAGAACATTTACTTTTTGAACAGAGAAAATGTAAGATATGTGGTGAGATGAAAGAGTTGATAAATGATTTTTATAAAACTAGAAAAGATAGAGGAAATGTACCATCAGCATATGCTTATGAGTGCAAAAGATGTTCAATTAAAAGAGTTTCTCAGGGAAGAAGAAAAAAAGAAAAGGTAGACATTTATCCCGATTGGTAGTGTTCACGTCATGTTTCCCCACTTGGAGGGGTAGCAATTTATAAATAAATTTAGAAAAACAATGTGGAACTTCGGAGAAAAACATGGCTGGCATAGGTTTAGTATCTCCAGGCGTTAAGGTTAGGGAAGTTGACCTTACGGTTGGTAGAATTGACTCCATAAGTGATCAGACAGGTGCGATAGTAGGCCCCTTTGAAAGAGGCCCTGTCCTAGAACCTTTGCTTATTGAGAATGAGCAAGATATGATCGATCTTTTTGGAAAACCAAAATCAAATGATAGACAGTACGAATACTGGTACACTGCATCAAACTATCTACAGTATGGTGGTATATTAAGAGTCGTTAGAGCAGATGGTGCAAATTTAAATAACGCAAACGTAGGTGGTATGCCTACAACACATCCAACAGGTATTGGATCAACTTCAAGTCTTAAAATTAAGTCTTTCCAAGATTATCAAAATAATTTTGAAGATGCTACAACATATCGATTAGCTGCAAGAAACCCAGGCAGTTATGCAAACGGAATGAAAGTTGCATACATTGATGGTGCTGCAGATCAACAACTTCACGTCACACCTCATGTGGTGAATAACGTTAGTGTTGGTATGGGTGTTACACAACCTATTAGTGGAACAATTGTTGGCCCTGGCACAACATCAACCGCAGACGGATATATTCAAGGTATTGTTACTGGTATTGGTGCAAGTACAGTTGATGTTAAGATTGCAAATCGTGTTTCTGCTGCTGGAACAATTTTCCCAGTAACATACACAGAAGACGGAATCTTTGCATTTACAACAGGAACAAAAACAAGTAATACATTACCTGGCCCTGGCGTTCTATTTTCAAGTAGTTCTTCAACTATCGCAGACCCTGATGCTGGTATTTCTACTTGTGCAACTATCTTCAAAGTTGATGACTGGTATGATAATCAGTACATTCAGTTAAAGAATGGTTCATTAAAGTGGTCTGAGATTGCTGAAAAACCAGGCACTAGTGGATATTCTGCTGCAAGAAATGGTTCTAATGATGAACTTCATATTGTAGTCATTGATGATTCTGGAAAAATTACTGGAACTCAAGGTGCGATTCTTGAAAAGTTTGCATTCTTATCAAAGGCAGATGATGCTAAGAACTCCTTCGGTGATGCAATTTACTATAAAGACAAAGTTTCAGAACAATCTGATAATATCTTTATTGGAATCGCAACTGGAAACGGAACAATCGCATCTGGTATTATAACTGCGTTTACTCCAGCATCAACATCTCAAAATACTTGGAGTCAGGATGCACAGGATGTAGACTTTAACTTCGTAGGTAATAAACTCTATGAATTACAAGGCGGTAAAGATTACTCTGGTGTAAGTACAGAAGGTGGTTACTCAACATCACTCGGAAACATAATCGGTGGTTATGAAATATTCGAGAAAGAGGCAGAGTATGCAGTCAACTTCTTACTTCAAGGCCCTGGCATCACAGGTAGTCAAACAGAGTCACAAGCAAAAGCAAACAAGTTGATTGCGATTGCAGAACAAAGAAAAGACTGTTTAGCAGTTATCTCTCCAAACAGAGAGACAGTTGTTAATGTAACAAGTGCAAAGACACAAACAACTAACGTTGTTCAGTTCTATGATCCAATTACATCATCATCTTTCGCAGTATTTGATTCTGGTTACAAGTATCAGTTTGATAGATTTAACAACAAGTTCCAGTTTATGCCATTAAATGGTGACATTGCTGGATTGATGGCAAGAACATCTGAGGAACAATTCCCTTGGTTCTCACCTGCTGGGCCTCAGAGAGGAAATATTCTGAATACTGTTAAACTTGCATATAATCCTAATAAAGTAGAAAGAGATTCTCTATATGTGAAGAGAATCAACCCAGTGATATTCTCACCTGGCGGTGGATTCCTCTTATTTGGTGATAAGACAGGATTAGCGATTGCATCTGCATTCGATAGAATTAACGTTCGTCGTCTATTCTTGAATCTAGAGGCAAGAATCGAAATCGCTGCAAGAACTCAACTCTTTGAGTTCAACGATGAAATCACAAGAGCGAACTTCCGTAATATTGTGGAACCGTTCCTCCGTGGTGTTCAAGCAAAACGAGGTATTACAGACTTCGTTGTAATTTGTGATGAAACAAATAACACACCTGATGTAATTGATGCAAACGAGTTTAAGTGCGATATCTTTATCAAACCAGCACGTTCAATTAACTTCATCGGTCTAACCTTTGTTGCAACTAGGACTGGAGTTAGCTTCTCTGAAGTCATTGGTCGAGTTTAATCAAAGTCCCACTAAATAACAAAAGGAGTTAAAAAAGAAAATGGCAACATTTAACCAAAGAAACATAACAGAGTTTCGATCTAGACTAGCTGGTGGTGGTGCAAGATCTAACTTATTTGAAGTTGAGATTGCTTTCCCAGAGGAACTGGGAATAAATTTAACAGATATATCTGATAAAGTTCCATTTCTAGTTAAGGCAGCTGAGATTCCAGCATCAAACTTGGGTAATATTCCTGTTCCATATAGAGGTCGTGTTCTTCCTGTTGCTGGAGACCGCACCTTTGATCCTTGGACAGTGACCATCATTAACGATACTGATTTCATAATCAGAGATGCGATGGAGAAATGGAGTAATTCAATTAATGATTTACAGACAGCTCAAGGTACAATTAGTCCAGAAGTTTATCAAAGAAGCGCTTTAGTAACACAGTTGAGTAGAGAGGGAACTAGTCCTAGTGACCCAGAAAAAGTGTTGAGAACATACAAGTTTGAAGGAATTTATCCTAATACAGTAAGTTCTATCCCACTTGATTTTGGTGCTACAGATCAAATTGAGGAATTCCAAGTTACATTCAACTACCTATTCTATGAAGTAGCTGGCCCAACAGGTAGTTTCTAGTTGATAAATATCACAGTTTAAGTTATAATATAAATACCACTATAGGTATAGAAGTTATACTATGGCACAACTTTTTGGTTTCTCGATTGATGATTCGTATAAGAAACCGTCACCATCAGTAGTTTCGCCTGTCCCCTAAAATAATGAGGACGGTGCGGACTACTATTTGGCGTCTGGATTTTATGGGCAATATCTTGATGTAGAGGGCGTATTTAAAACAGAATATGATTTAATTCGTAGATATCGTGAGATGGCACTTCATCCCGAAGTTGATTCTGCGATAGAGGATATTATAATTGAAGCTATTGTTGCAGATCAACATGATTCGCCAGTTCAAATTGACCTTGAAAATTTAAATGTAGGGCCAAATATTAAGGATCTTATTCGTTCAGAGTTTCAATACATCAAAGAAATGTTGGACTTTGATAAGAAAGCACATGAAATATTTCGTAATTGGTATGTAGATGGAAGAATATACTATCATAAAGTCATAGATTTAGAAAAACCAGAAGAAGGAATTAAGGAACTTAGATATATTGATGCACTTAAAATCAAATATGTAAGAGAACAAAAGAAAAAAGGTGGTGCAAACGCAATTCAATATACGCCAGGCAATAATCCAGGCGCTAATAATGACCCTATGAGTGCAGATTTTGAGGGACTATCAGAATATTTTATATACACTCCTCATTCATATCAGAAAAATCAATATGGTTCTGTCGCTGTTACAGGACAACAAAAGGATGCAGTTAAGTTTGCTAAAGATGCCGTTGCATATTGCACATCAGGTTTAGTAGATCGTAATAAACAAACTGTTCTTTCATATCTACAAAAAGCAATTAAGTCACTTAATCAACTTAGAATGATTGAAGATAGTCTTGTAATATACAGATTATCAAGAGCTCCAGAAAGAAGAATATTCTATATTGATGTTGGTAATTTACCAAAAGTAAAGGCAGAACAATATCTCCGTGAAGTTATGAATCGTTATAGATCTAAGTT